TCAATAGGAATATAAATAAAATGATAAATAAATTAATAGCTGACAAGATAGCAACTCAATCCCTTAATGAGATTGATATATCTAGAATGTACAAGAATGGCAAGATGACTAGCTGGAGAAATAATGAGTCAATGTATTATGGTATAAAGCTAAATACAGACACATCAAGAGCTAATGTAAGTCTAGGACAAATGCAAGAGTTTGTTCATACTTTACTTTCAAAGATAGACAATCCATTAACATTTAAGTTTACTAAAAGAAAACCTAGTCAATTAAAGAGAGTTCAATTACTTAACTCTTTAAAGAACTTTGATTCTGATAGAGGATATTGGGATTTAAAAGATATTGTAGGAAAGAAACAAGGTATCATTTATGGTAGATGTATAAATGCTTATTATGCTTCATCAGAAGATGGATATCAAAGTCATTATGAACCAGTAGATGTATATGACTTCTTAATAGACCCTAGTGCTTCAGGAATAGACATTGAAACTGCTATGTATATGGGTAGATGGGGAGTTGTTAAAACCCTACAAGAATTAAAAGACGGAGTTAAGAATAAAATATACAATTCAATAACAACAAAAGAGTTAATAGATGCTGGTGGTAATACTGAAACAGATAATCAAGAAGAAACAAACAAGAGAAGTCGTTCTTATGATGTTAAGACTTTGGGGATAAAAGAAACAAATAATAGTAATAAGTTTAAGTTTTGGGAGTGGTTTACTACTTATGAAGGGGTTAGATATTATATCTTAATGGACAACTCAGGTAAGTGGATAAGATGTGAAAAACTATCAGATATGTTTAAGAGTGATATGTTCCCATTCTGGACTTGGGCAGCTTTCCCAGACTTAACAGAGTTCTGGACACCATCATATTGTGATTATGCTAGAGAGATATTCATGGCTCAAGAGGTATCTATCAATCAGATGCTAGATAATGCAGAAGCTACTAATAAGCCACAGAAAGCAGTTGTAGTAGAAGATATAGCTGATATGAGCAAGGTTATAAAGTATCGTAAAGATGGAATTATACCTGTAAAGAAGGGTGTAGATATAGACAAAGCAATTAAGTTCTTTACTGTACCATCAATAAATACTCCTATGGTAGTGTTTGATAAGCTTCAAGCAATACAAGATAGAGCATCGGGAGTAACATCAGGTGCAGCAGGAGTAGCAGATGAAGAAGGTAAGGTTGGAATATACGAAGGTAATCAAGTAGCGGCAGCAGATAGATTTGGATTACTTAATAAATCATACTCATTTGGATATAAGAGATTTGCTAAACTTTATGAAGAAGGTATCAAAGAACATTTAATCAAGAGAGTAGCAGTAGATATTCTAGGACCTAACGGAGTAGAGATTAAAAACATTAGCAGAAGAGATGTATATAAAAAAGGTGATGAGTTTGGTTGTCTAGTAGAAGCTTCAGATGCTGAAATGTCAAACGCAATAAGAAACCAATCAACTAAGATAGCATTCTTAAATTCACAAGTAAATAATCCTATGGTTAATAAACAGAAAGTATTTGAAATGGGAGCAAAGATAAGCGGATTAAATGAAGATGAAATAAGAGAATTGTTAGATGTAAACTCTTATGGAAATGAAGAGCTTATGAGTGAAGCAGATAGAGATATTGAGAACTTACTAAATGGAGAAGAGATAAGACCTAATCAACTAGCAAACAATGCTTATAAACAAAAGCTAGTAAACTATGTAAGAGACCATGAAGAAGATATAAGCTTTGAGAAGTTCCAAATGATATCAATGTATATTGAAAGCCTAGAGCCTATCATTATGAGAAATGAAGCTAGAAACATGCAAAACGAATTAACGGAGGAGTTAAAAAATAATCCATTAATAACTGGAGAAGAGGGAATGCTAGAAGAGCAAGTTCCTCAAGTCCAAGAACAACAACTATGATTACCTATGAACTAAGAAATGACCACATTATTAAATTAAATTGTGAGAATGAATACGAACCAGCAGAGTTTAAGAAATATCTAGTAGAGCAAGAAAAGAAACTTAAAGAAATGACAGCTCAAAAGAAAATATACGATGCAAAGAAAGACAATGTATCAAGAAATCATCCTCATGTATTAGAAGTAGATGATGAGAAAAGAAATGCTATATGGATGTATCAAGAAAACTATGTATCTTCAATCCAAGCTCAAACAATGATAGATGCATTTACAAAGAGTATAGAAGACTTAAAAGCAGAAATGAAAGAGATAGAAGAACAAACAGGTTATGATTTTGAACTAGAATAATATGGATAAAGAAGAAAGAATAGATACAGAAGAAGAATTGAATAAAGTAAAGTCCATTATTATATTAGGAAATAGTGATGGTGGTAAGGTATTAAAAGATAAGTTGAATAGTGATATAGATGGAATAATAAGTACTCTAACACATATATATCAATCAGCTACTCATATTGAGCTAATATCTCTATTATCAGACCTAAACGCTAAGAAACAGCTATTAGCAACCTTAGAAGGAGCTAAAGAAAGCGAAGAAATACTTAAACAAGAATTAAAACAATAATATGCCAAGAGGAATAAAAAAAGCAATTGAACCAGTAGAAGAAATGGTTGAATTAGTAGAAGATGTGCCTACTGAAGTAATATCAGAAGTAATTGAACCAGTAAGCAATATAAGAGTTTGTACTTGTGGTAGAACAGTAATACTACCAATAGTAGGAGAAGAACCTACATTGTGCGAGTGTGGTGTAAAACATACATATTAGATAGCAACTATACTGCTCCCAATATTTTTGTCCCTTGGGAGTAGTAAGCTGATATTTAGTCAGTTTTCCTTCTTGCTTAAAGGTAAATAAGCAATTTGGGTGATAACAAATTAAAAACACTTATGGAAGAAATTCTAAACACGACTGAAGAGTCGGAAAACAATACTACTCAAGCGGAAGAATCCGAAACTACGGAGGAAGTTAAGGAAGAACCAAAGAGTCAAACGGTGAATGATATTTTAGATGACAAAAAAGATAGTTCAATTCCTTTGTCTAAGTTTCTCGAAGTAAAAAACGAGAAGAAAGCATTAGAAAAAGAAATATCTCGTCTAAAAATACAAGCTGAAAGCGGTGCTACTAAAAGCGAGATAACATCAGACTTAAAAGACATCGCAGATAAATATGATGTTGACCCAGAGTTCTTAAATGAACTATCAACTATCATGTTTTCTAAAGCAGAGAAAGCAGTTGAATCTAAATTACAACCATTAGAAGCAAAAGAGAAGAAAGAACGCATAGACAAAGCATTCGCAGAACATTATGCAAAAGTAATAGCTGAGATGCCAGAATATGAAGATGTCATCAATAAAGATGTAATCAAAGAACTTTCACTATTGCCACAAAATGGTAGTAAAACATTTCAACAGATTATAGAGGAGACTTACGGAAAAACCGTCTTCGGTAAGAAAACAATGGAAACATCAACTCCTAGAGGTGGTAAAGATGCTTCATTAGATATGAGTCGTGTAAATGACCCAGAATACTTTAGACAGATAATGGCTAGTCCAGAACTTAAGAAGAAATATAATGAAGGTATTGAGAACCGCATTAATTTATAGACGGATTAAAACAAACAAATGAGTTTAACAGTTTTTAAAGAACAATTTGATAACGCATATCAAGAAATTTTCCAAAAAGTATTAGTTGGAAAAGCAATCGCAAATATGAGATTTCAAGATACTCTTAAATATGGTGAATCTATAGAAAGAGTAGCTTATGATATCTCAGGAGTAAGAGTAAGAACAGTTGTAAGAGGAAACGCTTCTACAATTGATTCACTATCAGATACTTCAGAACTTTTGACAGTTAATGTAGAAAAAGAAGCTACATTCTTTGTATCAGATGGAGAAGTAACACAAGCTGGAAAGAATCCAGGAGAAGAAATTGGTGGAAAAATTGGTCATAAAGTAGCAGAAGATTTAGATGCTAGAATTCTTTATGAGACAACAAATGCACTTTATAACTTTGATACAGGTGATTTAACAACATTAGTTTCAACAGGTGTTCCATTTACAATAGATGCAACAAACACACCTTTGATGACAACAAGAATGGCTGCTAAATTGCAATCAAGAAATCAAGTATTAACAAATCTAGCTTTCGTAGTAGATAGTTATGCTGCAGCAGGTATTGAACAATACTTGATGGGTAAATCAATCGACTTAGCAGGATTTGTATTTAAGAATGGATATGCAGGACCAGTTAGAAACGCAGAACTTTATATTTCTGAAAATCTAACAGGAGAAGCTGTATTTACTTTCTCAAGTGGACTAGCAACAGATGGTGATACAATCACAATCGGTGGTGTAGTATTCACATTGAAGACAGCTTTGAGTTCAGGACCAGCAGTAGCAGGTGAAGTAGTATTAGGTGCAAACTTTGCAGCAACTATCACAAACCTTGCAGCAGCTATCAACGCTCCTGGAACTACAAGCTCAACATTTACTGCTCTATCAGCAGCTGACCAAGCTATCATAGCTGATACTTTGAGACTAACAGCAACAGGAACAGCAACAACTTTAACAATAGTTGGAACAGGTTCTGGTAGAATGGTAATTTCTGAATCAGCAACAAATGTAGCTTTGACATACAACTTCCTACATTGTTACTTTGGTAAGAAAGGTGCTATAGATGTAGTTGTTCAAGATATGAAATCAGTAGATATGAGACCAACAGCAGATAGAAGAGGAACAAATGTATTCTCAAGCTACCTTGCAGGTATTAAAACATTTGCAGATGGTGCTAAAAAATTCTTAGATGTTTGGGTAAATGTCTAATCGTTATATATTCCTTGCCCTCTTTATTGGGGGCAGGGATTAACCTAATCAACAATAATCATAAAATATTATGAGAACAGACAAAGATTTGGCTGGAATCCTTATACAGGAAACCAACGAATTAGGATATATAACACTCTGTCAATCCAATGGTGCTTTTCCAACTACAGCAAGTAAATTTGCTAAAGGATGTATTCTAGCAGACAACGCAACTGGATACATTTATAGAAATAGTGGAACAGTAGCATCACCTGTTTGGGGTACTGTAAATGATGTAGCAGCAGCAGCAGCTTATGTTCCTACAGCAGACGGAACAGGAACAGCTGTAATAGCTCCTGGAACACAAATCGCAACAGTAGCATCAGCTAACGCAGCTCATTGGGTAACATTACCATCTCCAGTAATTGGAACAATGGTTACTTTAGTATCAACAAATACAACTGGATATGAAATAAGAACTTCAGACCCAGCAACAATTGGTATTAATGGTGGTGTAGGTGCTAACGCTGAATCAGCAATAGCAGGTGCAACAGGAACAATGGTTCAATTATTGTGCGTAAGTGCAACAAACTGGATTGGTTGGTCAAGAGTAGCAGCTGGAACACTTTCAGTAGTTCAAGTAGCAGCAGCTTAATTATATTCTTCTTTTCTCCTTTACTTTGTAGAGGGGAGGGATAAGAAACTAATTACAATAAAAGATGAATTATAAGGGTGGTAAGATAATAAAAGAATGTATTATATGTGGTTCAGTATTTAGCATATATCCAGGTGGTAAAAAAAGATATTGTAGCAAATCGTGTGCATATTCTGATAGAGAGGCATTTCTTAAAAGAGTCATAAAAAGAAAAGAGTCTGGAAGTTATAATTTTAGTAATGAACATAGACAAAAGATTAGTAAGGCTCATATAGGATATAAACATACAAAAGAAACAATAGCCAAATTTATAGGAAGAAAGCCGTGGAATAAAATAGAGGATAGAACAAAGCTAAAAAGAACAGATAGAAGAAACGACTCTTTATATAAGGAGTGGAGAAATAATGTTTATAAAAGAGATAGATATAAGTGTCGTATTGACAATAATGATTGCAACGGAAGGATTGAAGCACATCACATATTATCTTGGTCTGAGTTTCCAAAATTAAGATATGACATAAACAATGGGATTACATTATGTAAATATCATCACCCAAGAAAGAAATTCGATTGCAATAGATTAATAAATAAATTTAAAGAGTTAATTGTATGGCAACAGTAAATAATATTATAGCCAAGTTCGAAACATATGTAGATGATGGCACAGAGTTATCAATACAGGACGAATTAGACCTATTAAACAAGGTTTACAGAGATGTTTGGACTAATAGACCATGGGAATTTGCTAAAAAGGCTTATTCAGGAGCAATAAGTGGCACTACAGTAGCTTTGCCTACTTATTTTGCTTATATATACGAAACAGGAGATGAATTTAGCCCAGCAAAGAAGGTTTATGTAGGAAATTCATACTATGAGTTAGTAAATTATTCAGATAGAAAGAATTATGAAAATAGAGGTGGATATTGCTATGTAGATATACCTAATAATAACCTAGTATTTACAACATCAGTATCAGGAACAGTAACATACGATTATATATCATTTCCAATAGATTTAACATTAGCAGATACTCCTTTATTCCCTAGTGCTTATCATGATATGTTATATCACTTAATGGCAGTAGATGATTATATGATTCAACAGTTTGATAAAGCTAAGAGTTATGCTCAAGAAAATCAACAAAAAGCAGACTATTGGCTAGGTAAGATGATAATTTGGGACGCTAATCTAAAAACATAATGGATAAGGAAACAAAATTATTTTTTAAGGGCATACATAATGTCATACCAGACACAGAAATACCTTCTGATGCTGCTTCGTCATCTTCAAATTGGATAACAAAAGACGGAAGTATCATATTAGCTGGTGGAAGACAAATTGTAGGCTCTGCTGGAACTATAGGAAAGATAAATGGACTATGGACTGGTTATAATACTAAAGGAGATAAGGTAATATATAGAAAGATAACAGATAAGATTCAAGTACTTGTATCAGGAACTTGGACAGATGTTTTAACAGGACTTACAGATATAGATTGTTCATTTGCTAACTATTCAAGTTTAGCAGGTGCTTTTACATTTATTAATTGTGAAGACGGATACTGGGTTATAAACAATGCAAATCCAACAACAGCAGTTGACATTTATGATTCTTCAAAGAATTTTAAAGGATACATTTTAATAGATAGAGGTAGAACTATACTTTGGAATAGAGCTAAAGATAAAACAGGTCTTTATGGTTCATATATAGATAAACAAAACTCAACTGTTTATACAGCAGTTACTAGCGAAGCTATAGGAGCTTTAGGTACAAAGAACTATACAGGAACACTTGCATTTAAAGCAGGTGGAGCAAAAAGAATATCTTTTGGTGTTAGCTTTACAGCAACAGTTTCTGGTGGAAATGAAACCTTTACAGATAACTATGATGGAACATTAACATCAGACCAAGGTGGAACTGGTGTAATAAACTATGCAACAGGTGCTTATGATATTACTTTCTTTAAGACTACAACAGGAGCAGTTACTTCAAACTATCAATGGCAAGACCAAACAGTTCACGGATTAGCAGACTTTACTAAATCAGCAACAAGATTAGCTGGTGAAGGTTTTCAATTCCCTCAAGATGAGGGCGGAGATGCTATTTTAAATGTTTTGATAGGTCAAGACGGAGGTTATTACTCATTAAAAGAAAATTCAGCATATAGTCTTATCTTAGACGCAGCAGATACTAACGCAGAGAACCTTGTATATCGTAAAGATATGGGTATTGCTAATTGGAGATGTGCTGTATCAACTTCTAAAGGAATAGTATTTATAAATACAGCAAATCCATTAGACCCTAAATTAACAATACTTAGAAAGAATCAATTAGGAGATAGTATAGAGCCAGTAGTATTATGTTCTCACTTTGACTTTGCAAACTATGACTATGACGATGCTTCAATGGATACTTATGAAAGATATGTAATTATAGCTTGTAAAACTAAAGGTAGTGATAATAACGATGTAATACTATTTGTAAATGTACAAGATGCAACTGTTGATATAGTAAAATATGAATCAAGAGTATTTACAAAAGACGGAATTAAATTATATGTAGGTTCTCCAATAACTCAAGATGTTTATGAAATATTAGTAGGATTTGATGATGAAGGATTATCTATACAAAATGAATGGATAAGTAAAGGTGAAAACTATGGTTCTCAATTCTTAAAGAAATTAAAGAAGATGAGATTTAAGGGATATATTGACCCAGACCAGAAAGTAGAAGTTTGGGGAGATATTGACAATTCAGGATATTCATTGCTGGGCGTCATTGATGGTCAAGCAAGTTATGTAGATTATACAGCAAATCAAACAATAGGTTCTAACTTTATAGGTGGTTCTCAATTGGGTGGAGATGATTCTACAGATGCTTATTATTTCTTTTGTGAAATAAAAGTTAAAATGTCTAAATTTTGTAAGAGAAATATTAAGTTTATAGCTACAGGAATAGGATATGTAGAACTTCAATATACAATGGATAAAGATGTATTAAACTTTACAGATAAAATTCCTTATAAATATAGAAATAGAACAACTCAAATATCAGTAGGAGATGACATAGTTATACCACCAGGAGCAACATCAACAATAGGAGATGTACAAGGACCTCAAGGAGCAGTAGATAACAATGTAGTATTCTTTGATGGAGTAACTGGTAAAAAGATAAAAGATAGTGGATTAACATTATCAGGAAGTAATACAGGAGATGAAACTACATCAACAATAAAAACTAAATTGGGAATAACTGTTTTATCTGGTGATAATACTGGTGATAACGCAACAAACTCCCAATATTCAGGACTAGCAACATCAAAACAAGACACATTAGTATCAGGTTTAAATATAAAAACAATAAACTCTACATCATTACTAGGAAGTGGAGATTTAATTCTCCCTGGAGTAGGAGATGTAGTTGGACCATCTAGTTCAGTAGATAATGCAATAGCAAGATTTGATAATGTTACAGGTAAGATTATACAAAGTTCTTCTGCAATAATAGATGACTCTGGAAATATAGGATTGGGAGATGTAACTTCACCAGTAGCTAAAATAGATATACAACAATGCGAAGATGAAGCTTTATATGCTAAAAGAACTTGTGCCTTTGACTTTGTTCAATATAAAAGAAACGCTGGTGCTTGGACTGATATAACAACAGAAGCTGCAATATCACTAGGAACAGTATCTGGAGATATATTAGATGCAGCAGGAGATGCATTTTATGTAGGTAAGACAGACCAATTCTCAAATATATATATTGATATAGGAACTGCTTTAGGTGGAACTGTATCAAGCCCTGTTCTAGTATGGGAATACTCAACTGGTAGCAATACTTGGGCAACATTAACAGTAACCGATGGAACAGCGACAACATACACACTAGCACAAGACGGAGTAGTAGCTTTTACACCTCCAGTAGATTGGGCTGTAGATAGTCAAAATAGTTCTGCTGATATGTATTTTGTAAGAGTTAGAGTAGTGTCAGGAACTTTCTCAACAGAGCCAACAGTATATCTAGTAGTTCCTAGTCTAGGTAAGGCTCTAGTAGAAATGTATGCTAATAGTGGCGACCCAAGCCCTTCTATCTGTATAACGAGAAATGGTAACGTGACAATGGGATATGGTAATACATCTGCAACTCCATCGACATATAAACTAGCTATAGCTGGGACACTATTTACATCTAGTTCTATTACAGCATCTTCATCTATAACAGGTACAACAATAAATGGTACAACAGGAATTAATACTGGAGCTAGTGCAGGAACACAAAGAATTGATGCAAGTGGAAATTTAGTAAACATTGGAACAATTACAAGTGGACTTATTAATGGTCAAACAATTAGTAGTGCAGCAAATTTTACGGGGACATTGAATGTAAATGGAACAACGACTCTTGCGACAACTGGTGGAAATGTAGGGATTGGGACGACGACGCCAGTTGCTAAATTGGATGTAAACGGCAATACAATTTTTAGAAGTGAATTAAATTCAGCAAACTATTTTAATATAAGAGCTTACGCCGATAATTATAAGACGATGACTCTGTATGTTAATTCTTCAGAAGGAGAGTCTCGGGTCTTAACGGCACGTGGCAACTCAGTCGTTGGCGCATATTCTGTAGTTGGTGTCGGTCCATCTTCTTGGGTTCATGGTTGGGGAGTCCCCGGAAATATTTTTTTTCGAGGTGACGAAACAATTTTAGGTGTTCCAATTTTTGGAGAAGATGGTTTCACTGGCGGCACGCATAAATCGTTAGCTATTGGTACTCCGCAAAGATCACCATCTGCAGGTTGGGGAACAACAGATACTATTGATTTAGGAACTTTTTCTATTGCCGCAAATACTTGGGGCGGCGTTCGTCCTTCTCTTAGATACACTGCGCTGGATCATAATTTTAGAGTTAATAATACTACAGGTTCTGGTAATCCTGGAACTAGTGCCTTATTTATAAAATCAGACGCTAACGTCGGTATAGGAACAACAACACCATCAGAAAAATTAGTAGTATCAGGAAATCTATTATCAACAGGAACGATATCAGCAACAGGTGGAAACAGTACAAACTGGAACACAGCTTTCGGTTGGGGAAATCATGCTAGCGTTGGATACATTACTTCTTCATCAAATGAAACATTATCAAACAAGAGTGGAAACATTTCAATGTGGACAAACAATGTTGGATATCTAACATCAACAACAGTAGGAACATCAACAGGATTTAGTGGTAATTTGTATGGTGATGTAACAGGTACACAATCAAATACCATAGTAGTGGATGATTCACACAATCATACAAGTACAACAATATCAGGATTGGTAGCTACAAACTTTGCATCACAAAACATTTCACAATGGACAAACAATGCTGGATACATTACTACATCATCAATTTCAGAAACTGTAACAGGATTGGATTTCAATAATGTAAGTGGAATATTATCACTTACATCTGGATACAATATTCCACTTACAGTATCAACAACAAA